TCAAGAAAACCGATGTCGGATTCACTCATCTGATGGTCAAATTCGACCAGAGGGCCAGGTATGGTCCGAAAACCACATCTGGAGTACCAGACCTTCCGAACCTGAATCGGCTGGGAGGGGTCTACGCGTCGAACCGGAACGACCGGGCGACCCGAGTTCTTCAAGAGCGCAACACCATCGAGATCCATATCACTAGGGCCCCAACGGGCAAAGCTAGAGGGATCCTCATAGTAACGCCAAGAAGTCTCGTCTAAGTCCTCTCGTATATCCCATACACGAAAGGGGCGAAGACCCACTCCCCCACAATCTTCAGGTACGAACCAGGGAACATAGACGGAAGACAATGTCTTCCAGTGGTGGTGAACAAAGCTTTTGTGAACCGCATGTTGAAGGCGGAACGGACAAGAGTCCATTAGTTGATGGTGCCGAGCACCTAAAGAACTAAAAACAAAAGCCACTTCATCGAAGACACTATCCTGTCCTACCTTTCCAGAACCCGACCTCTTGAATCCATACATCTGCCCCATATTAACATAAGGCACGTGGACCAATCGCCCCTCAACAAGGGTGAAAGAGGTAGAGTTGATGTTAAGGTAGTGGGACGACGAGTAAACTTTTCCTTGAGAAGGTTCAAGGCCACAGAGGGCTGCCACATCTTTCCAAATAGGCAGGAACTCCGGACCACTTCTCACGGCACCGTCATCACCATTGATCAGCGCAGTACAATCCCGAAGGAAAATTGTTCGTTTCTCCGAAATTTCCATAGAGAATCGGACAACAGCTGCGTTAACCACACACAGGATAATAAAACTTACGATAGAACCCATCAACTGACCCCAGACTTGTTTTACGCCCTCAACGGTATGACCCGTTAGTGCACGGTGAAACAATTCTGTAAGATCGTCAGGCAGTTCAATACAAGAACTGATCTCCCCTACAGCAACCCCCGAAAGATACGGGTTAAGGAAATCGGTTGCAGAAGAGTAATCAAGTGAATGGAAAAGACCATCAACACCCCGGAATCGCTCATTGAGTAATTCTGTGGTGACGGTCTCTCCAATCAGTCTAAACATCGGATGAACTTTCATTATCCGATGAAGAAACTTCTGTACTGGTTTTAGAACGAAGTAAGTGAGGGGTGGACCCTTGGAGATCACACGGATCTTCAAGGCCTCAGGAAGAGCGACGAGTTTCACGTCGGCTCCTTCGTTCATAGCCTCCCGCCTTGCGGCCTCATAGGTCTCCGTATAGATCAGTTTTACCCGATCTCGAAATACGGGACTGAGGTACGTCCGTAAGACGTCTTCCTCCTCAATCCTTTCCTCAACATCCTTAAGAAAAGCCTCACCAAGGAACCGGCCGTCAGGCCTATCCTTTATGAGACCCAAGTCCATAAGTGTCCCGAAGGTACCAAACTTAGAACGTGAGTCAACATAATTCGCACGCACAGACGGTGCGTACGGATGATGAAGATCTCTTTCCGTGATAACGTGACCACGGAACAATTCCTGACATGTACGTCGAACTTGTTCTGCCATATCCTCAACGGTCAAGGGACCATCGGGAGTCAATACAGCAGAGAGAGGGACAGCACGAGGAGTTGTAAGAACCTTCTTTGTAGCAATGAGGGCGGCTGCTAACTGCTGCTCATCAGGTCGAGGAAAACCTTTCTTGAGATACAACACAGAGGTTGCAAACTCAAGAGATTGACGGGTTTTCATGATCTGATAAATGAAGCGACCCAACCGACCACCCGCCAAATGTTGGGGGTGATCAGGTCGAAGAAAGGGACATGGCGGCAGCTCGGTCATAAGATGATCCGAGAAGAAGGAAGAAATCTTGTACTTTAGGAATTTTATCCACCCACATTCCGCTGAGC